CCTTCACTCAAGATCCACATGTGGATTTTGATGGACCATATTACTCTTTTGATTTATCAGCAGCTACTGATAGATTTCCACTTGCTCTTCAAGAAAGAGTAGTTAGATCTCTATTAAATAGTACTGAAAAAGCAAAAGCTTGGAGTGAAATATTATCCAATAAAGAATTCTATGTTCCATGGGAAGACAAATTCGTAAAATACGAAGTTGGCCAACCTATGGGAGCATATAGTTCTTGGGCAGTATTTGCTCTAAGTCATCATATCATAGTGCAATATGCAGCTTATTTAATTGGAGAATATCCAACTAAAAAGTACATATTACTAGGAGATGATATAGTAATAGGTGGAGATTTACTAGCGAAAACTTACAAGGAATTAATCGGGGCTTTAGGTGTAGGTATCTCAGAGCATAAAACACATGTATCAATCAATACATATGAATTTGCTAAAAGATGGTTCAGAAATAATATCGAAGTGTCTGGTTTACAAGTGAATGCTTTCATGGAAACATGGAAGTCATATCCTTTGCTATTCCAAACAATTAGAACTTATTATGAACGGGGTCTCTTTCCTAAAAGAGTATCTTCCTATCCAGAGCTGATTGAAAATCTTCTTACAATTCTTGGTATGCATCAGCGATTTGCTGATAATATATCACGAAAAGTAGAAATTCTTCACGGATTTTATCGATGGATTCACGATGATGATTTGGCTACAATACGTAAAGTATTAGTAACACTTCATCCCGATGAAGCATCTATACCAAATGAGGAACATCCAATCTTTAAACATTTAATGTTTATAAGATTAGATATGGCTTATCAGGTAATCCACTCTGCCCTTGTTTCTAAAGTTAATAATTATCTGGAAAAAGTTCCGGAATTATTACATAACGATAGTAAAACATTCGACCCGGATCAGATCGATGAGTTTGAAATTGATTGGGAAGCATTAAATAATCCAAACTATGTAATTCCTAAATCTGAATCTTTTGGATTTAGCGATATTAACAGTTTACCAGTGATTAAATCATTGATGAACATAAGTGAAAGACTATCTTCCGATCCAAGAATATCTCAAGACCAATGTGATCTATTAGAACACATTAATGCTTTAGTTATCCCTGAATTGGATGAAGTTAGATCTAAAGTTAGAGGAGCTGATGTACTTATCAAACAAAACATAATCGCTCAGAAAGTACTTCATTTTCATAAAGTTCTTTCAAGAGGAGCATGGATGTTTGAATTACAAGGTTTCAACAAGTTAGGAATTAACCCAACCAATTATCCACCTCGAAGTATTTAACAGACCACGGAAACCTTAAACCTTCAAGACGGTCAGACACATAATATGCCTTCAAAAAGATGATACTTAGAAGGTAAATAGATGTGAGCTATCTCATGCGGCCCGCTGAAAGCGGTGGCTCAATATAGGTATCAAAGCCTATAGAGAGCATCTTCCTCATCTGTG